TAAATATAAATATTAATAATATACCACCTAGAACGAAAGAGCAGAAGCAGGAACGGTACGCACATGCGAAAAAGAATCGCTCTGTCGATTACAAAGACGAAGAACTACCGACAATCCTGTACAATGGATTTAATTCTCTGTACGGGGACAAAGAAGATATTTTGGAAGACCACGACATCTGCCTGACTATGGCATTGGTCAAACAGTTCTTTGAAAAGTTCAAACAGTATCGAGGAGAACGACATCCGATAGTCTACGCAAATGACCTTGACCAGTTCCTGAGTATGATTCGAAATGCTGACTTGGATATGGTGAAAGACGGAATAGTCGAAGAGGACGATGAGCCGCAATATTATCTGGATATGATGGACGAATATTTCGGCTCTGACATTGGAAAGAACAACAATATGGACTGCGATTATCATATCTGGCTGTTCTTCACGGAGAAGACACAGAACATTTTGTATAACCGCGTGAAACAGAAACGGGAGGAATGAAAATATGCCAATAGACAGACCATTGTTTGAACCGGGGGACATAGTAAAACATTTCAAGAGAGAAACCGTCAGTGATTTGCGGAGCAATGATTACCTGTATAAGATTGTCGGCGAAGCAAAGCATACAGAGACAGACGAACCGCTGATAATTTACCGTGCTTTGTATGGAGAAAGAAAACTATATGCCAGACCACAAAAAATGTTTTACAGTTTGGTTGATAAAGAAAAATATCCAGATATTTCACAGAAGTACAGATTTGAAAAATATGAAGGACAGATATTCATTGACTAAATCAATCCAAAATCTGTTTGAAATACCGTAGGTGATGATTTCCTCACGTGACGCATAAAAATAGATTCTAGCCAATTTTATTCAATCAATTATTGAGAAAGCAGGGAAAGAAAATGGAATATATTATGATTCTGAACGCAGTATCAGTGATCGCTTGTTCAGCGGCTATTGCCACGGCCTGTAAAGTGACAGGCTCAGCGTGGCCATTGCTGGCATTTATTTTAATTCCTAAATGGGGATATCGTCATTTCGACGGCAAGGAGGAAAAAGATGAACCGGAGAAAGATCGGACTTCGTAAAGGCCAGTACAGAAACATCCGAAAGGCGATGGACTGTATAGTGGCAAAACGTGGAACCAGAAATAATGAGTTCCGAATGCGTGGGCGAAAGCCCCTGAGATACAGCCAGCTGATAACGTACCACAAACGGAAACCGTATATCTAGGGAGAAAAAAAGGTGAAAAAATTAAAAATCATGTTATTGACAATTCTGTGTCTGTGCTTTGCCGGAGGAGCTGCCGGATGCGCTCTGTTGGACGATACGCTCAATGATATCAAAGGCGATCTTGCTGGAAATGGATATACCATCCGTACATACGACAACTATGGTGAAAAGGTTATGACTACAGTCGGGGACAAAATCAACGTAAAAGGAAATCCGGTCAAAACAACATCATACGATAGTGATGGTTCTGTGATTACCGGATATGAAATGTCGTCTGTAATTACCATCAACATTGACGGAAAAGAAATTCAGAGCTGCGGAGACACCTGTATATTCGAGCAAGACGGATTGGAACCGGATGTAGATTTTGAACAGACAGATATTTACAGTCAATCCACCGGAAAGATTGATGAAAATACATATATTGCCGGAATCGTAAACCAATATAAAAATTATTTTGGAAAATCCCGAGTGGTAGTTATTAAATCGCAACTCGGACAACCTATCACAGCATATTCTGGTGACGAGGTGTATTGGAAGATTCCGAAGAAATTACCTAAAATGACAAAACTTATGATCGACGGGAAAGCCCTTTATATTCACAGGGCAAACTTTCAGATCATTGACACTGCGTTATTGAATTAATAAGAGGTATATAGAAATGCAGACTAATTATATTGAACTTGGAAGAAGTCGTTTTTTCAGGAACAAACAATTTGCCTACATAGACACAATGGGATTTCTTGCTGATCGGATTTTTATAGAGAATAAAGTCCGAGTAAAATTCTGCGGGGACTACAAACACAGAGAGAAAAATTATGTTGTCGTAATATGCAAAGTAAAGGAAAAAGATGTACCTATGTTTTTGCAGGCACTGAAAGAATTAAAGAATCGGGCAATTCTTATGGGAAATACGGATTATGAGACATTTTGCAAAGAACAAATCCGTTTAATGCAAAGCAAAATATAACTTTTTCTTACTGAATCTCACCTTGTATATGTGATAAAATAAAGAATCATAAAGCGTCTATCAGAGCGATAGGCGCTATTTTCGTGTAATTAAGCATCTTCTTTCGGGAAGGTGCTTTTTTCTTTTATGAGGTGTTATATGGCAGAAATATTTTTAAAAGTAAACGGTGTCTCGATGCCTTGCCCGTCTTCCTACACATGGGGATTACAGGACGTATCAGCGGCAAAATCAGGAAGATCTGATGATTCTGTCATGCATAAAAACAGGGTAGCGCAAAAAAGGAAATTAGCTTTGCAGTGGAACGGTAAAGATTGGGCTACTACAGCTAAGATTCTCCAAGCGTTCAATCCCGAGTACATCCAAATTACATATCCAGATATGATGTCTGGAAAATACGAAACCAGAACGTTTTATGTCGGTGACAGGAGCGCGCCTGTTAAATGGTGGTGGCTTGGAAACCAGAGAACAGAATCTATCAGTTTTGATGTGATTGAGAGGTAATGCATGAGAAAATTATCTAACAGATGGAAAGAAAAAGTTAAGAGCGGAATGGACGTGCAGTACCTCAAGTATGCAGATATCACACTTACAGACGGAACTGTACTCAATCTGACCAGCGCTAATTTGTGGCAAAACGGATTAAGCTTCGAAGATTCCGTATCCAGTGATAGTACTTTTGATATCGGTTCTGCAATCGTTAATGTGTTGGATTTAAGTATTAATAATTTTGATGGCAAATATTCAGATTACAATTTTGAGGGAGCAGAAGTAGTTGCATATGTTGGATTAGAACTGGACAATGAAACTACTGAAAAAATCCGCATTTGTACAATGACAGTTGTTGAACAGCCAGAAGACGAAACAGTAACCATCGACCTGACGTGCGAAGATAACATGCGGAAATTTGATCGTAATTATTCTGACAGTAAGCTGAAATATCCGGCAACCAGAGGGCAAATTATCAGGGATGCCTGCGAAGTATGTGGAGTAACCTTGCAGACAACGTCTTTTGACAGAGATGATTATATTGTACAGATACGTCCTGACAATGAGGCTTTGACGTTCCGACAGGTATTGCAATGGGTAGCTCAGATCGGATGCCAGTGGTTAAGATGTGATGAATATGGCAGACTTTGCGTAAAGTGGTACGATACAGAAAAAACAGGTGCACAGGAAATTGACACGACCTACGGGTTTACACCACAGCACACCGATGTTGTAATTACTGGTATTCAAGTAACTGAATACAGTGATTCTTCAAATGAAGAACCAGAAAGCTATATGGTTGGTACGCAGGGATATGTACTAGCTATTTCTGATAACAAATTAATCAGAAAAGGCGACGGGCAAACCATTGCTTCGATGATTGCCGAGAAATGTGTTGGAATGATATTTAGACCATTTGAATCTCAATGTCCTACAGACGTAGCATTGGAAGCCGGAGATGCAATCACAATAGAAGACCGAAATGGAAAACTGTATAACACATACCTCACGACTACCACTTTGCAACCGGGAGCTGGACAAAAGATTGCCTGCAATGCAAAAAGCGCAGCAAAAAACAGCACTGTGCGGTACGGACAACTTACTCAGGCGTATGTTGAAGCTCGAAAACTTGTCAAAAAAGAACAGACTGCAAGAGAACGTGCTATACAAAATCTTGAAGAATCTCTGTCTATTGGAAGCGGACTGTTTGCAAATTATGTGAAACAGGAAGACGGAAGTACAATTTCGTATTTCCATGACAAGGCAAAGCTCGAAGATTCTACGAATGTAATCAAGATCACGTCAGAAGCGGTAGGCGTTTCAAACGATGGCGGTAAAACATATCCGTTTGGTTTCCAATTAACCGGAACCATGATAGCAAAATTGTTATACGCAGAGGGAATTAATGCGGATTTTATCAACGCCGGTGCGCTTACTATTAAGGACGGGCAAGGAAATATAATCTTTTCCGTTAACATGGACACAAATTCTGTGTACATCAATCCAGAATATCTGATGATTGGAGATGTAAGTCTGTCTGACAAAATCAAAGAACTGGATGAAAATGTTGCCGCAGCTAAGAACATGACCATGACACTTTCAAATGAGTATCAGGCGATTTCTACTGATGAGAACGGCAACATTCCCGGAGAGTTTCCACAGGTGCAGACCACCGCACAGGTAATGTATGGCACGATGGATGTAACGGACGATTGCAGTTATACAATCACAGAATCTGAAAATGTGACCGGAATCTGGGATAAATCTACGCACACTTATACTGTTAGTGAAGTTACGGCAGACAATGTATGGGTTGACATCAAAGCAGTGTATCTGAATGCTCTCACCATAACCAAAAGATTCAGCGTCTCTAAACAGAAATCTGGCACTCCCGGAAGAACTTATGTGTTAGAATCATCTACTACAATTCTGAAAAAAGAAAGTGAAAACAGCATAACACCGAATGTTGTGATATTTAGCGCGTACTACCGTGATGGCGAGAACACAGGTAGAACAGATTATGCCGGAAGATTTGTTATTGAGGAAACGTCCGATGGAAAGACATGGAAGACAGCTTATTCGAGTGTAGCAGATGAGACCAGTGTTAACTACTATGTAGATTACATTCTTGCGGATTCTGATGGAGTATTGGTCGCAGACAGCGACGGTTCACTGATTGGTGTCGGTTCAAAAGATATCGTAGGATTACGGTGCAGCTTGTACGCATCGGGTGGAACCACGAATCTGATTGACACAGTCAAGCTTGATGTTATCACAGAAGTCACGGCTCTGACGCAGGAAGATATTTTGAAACTCCTGACCAATGATGGAGAATGGAAAGGCGTTTACAGGGGTGCGGATGGGGAACTGTACATTTCATTCAGTGCCGCAATGGGCGGTTTGTTGAAGCTGGGAGGAAAAAACAACGGAAATGGTATACTGAAAAATTATGATAAGAATGGAAACTTGGTAGTTTCTCTTGAAAACAGAGGTTTATTATATGGCGATGATTTAAACAACAAAGAACTAAAATTTATTAATCCAAATAAAAATGGTTTGAGATTATCGGAATGGGATGGAGATATTCTTTCATATCTTGATATCGGAATATATTGGTACGAATCAGACGGTTATTATGTAACGGAAATAATGGCAGAATCCCAAATTGAGTTTTACTTGGCTAATGGCATTGATTCGAAAACAAATCCATATACTCCTATTGTAAGTGATTATTATTACACAACTATCTATAATAGTTTTAGATGCTACAAGGGGGAAGCTACTCTTGACGAATTAACTTCGAAATCCACAAAGCTTTTGGATGTTAGTCAAAACACCAATGCATATAATTTGTTACTCATGATAGATGGAACAGTAACTAGATCTGCATCCTCATCCAAACGTTACAAGGATATCGGTGAATCCATAATTCCATCCGAAATCGAAGAATGGTACAAAATAGAACCAGTCTGGGCAAAATACAAAGACGGTTATCTTGCAGAAGGCGACGAAAACGAGGGACGCTACCTGCCTATGTTCATTGCGGAGGATGTAGAAGAACATTTTCCACAGGCAGTCACACACATGAACAGTCAAGTAGAAGACTGGAACTACCGTATGATGATCCCAGCAATGTTCGCAATGATTAAACAGCAGAAAGAAGAAATTGAATCCCTGAAACAGGCAGTTAAAGAAATGAGAGGTGAATAATATGGCAGATGCATTAGATGCAAAGAAAATCAGCGCATTCGTAGACAATGCAGCACCGGCAGATACAGATTATTTCCTTAATGCGACGGGGAATGTAATGAAAAAAACAAAAGTGTCGCAGCTGATCACGTGGCTGAAGGAGAAGCTGGGGATTAATGAACTAAACACGAAAATGAATAATTATGTTACTATTAAAAATTTTACTCAAAAAATAACTCTGAAAAGTGGTATTGCGATTGTAAACATCAGTGCTGCATTAGATGGTTATACACTTTTAGGAATCGTGCGATGCAGTTTCGCGAGCAGTTATTTAACTACGACTGGATATACAGTAAGTGGAAATGATTTATCACTTAATGTACGAGACGTTTCGGCACCTACGACTTCCACAGCGTCGGTAAACTGCTATGTAACAGCATTGTATGTTAAAAAATAAAAGGAGGTACATATGGAAATAAAAGGTATTGACGTATCATCTTATCAAGGAAAACCAGATTGGCCAAAAGTATCGAATTCTGGAGTTAAGTTTGCAATATTAAGAATCCATCAAAAATCTGGAGTCGATACATCTTTTGAACACAACTACAAGGGCTGTAAATCCAATGGAATTCTTATTGGTGGATACAAGTACAGCTACGCTTTAACACCGGCACAGGCAATTGACGAAGCTGAGGACGTGCTTTCCGTTCTTGGTGGTCGTGGACTTGATTTTCCAGTATTCTATGACCTTGAATGGAGTCAGCAGAGAAGCCTTGGCAAGCAAGCTATCGAGAATGTTGCAATAGCGTTTCTGACCAGAATCAAGAAAGTCGGTTATAAAGTCGGAATTTATTGTAATCTCGACTGGTATAATAATGTTCTGACAGATGCTCTCAAAAAATACGATTGTTGGATTGCTCGTTATCCGGCAAGCGACAATGGTTCTGTGCAGGAAAGATTGCGTCCGAATGTCGGTGTAGGCTGGCAGTATTCAAGCAAAGGAAAAATCTCAGGAATCAGCGGAAATGTTGATATGGATGTGTTCTATACAGATTATCGGACGGAACAGAAAGGAGAAGTAACAGTGGCGAAAACAAAATTACAAAAATTCACAGAACTCGGTGATTATTACGCATCCAATGGCGGGTACCTTGAAAAGAAAAGCAATGCTTATCTGGATGATTTTAAAAAGAATGCAGGATATAACAATTACACAAAGTTTGCACGAGATGTTAACAGCTGGGGACAGCCGGGATGCCAGGGACAACCATGGTGTGCGGTATATCAGTTCTGGAAACTGGTAAAAGTATTTGGACTGAAAAAGGCTCTGCAGATTATGGGCGGTGGTTTCTATAATTGTCAGAGCATTACACAGTGGGCGAAGAAAAATGGTACATGGCACAGCACGCCAAAAGATGGAGCACTTGTTATCTTCCGTGATGGCTCTCACATCGGATCTGTCCGCTCTTATAGCAATACGTACATCTACACCAACGAAGGAAACACTTCAAGTGCAGCAGGAGTCATTGCAAACGGCGGATCCTGCCGAAATAAACGCTATCTTCGCAGTGATCCGGTAATCGACGGCTATATCTGGATTACATGGGGAGATGAGAAAACTTCTACAGAGACATGGAAAGCAACCGGCACGGTCACATCTACAGTTGATGCCCTGTACATCCGCGAGGAACCGAATGGTTATGTCCTCGGACAGATCAACAAGGGAAATCGCGTAGAAATTAACGGTGAGAAATCCGGTATGTGGACGAAAGTCAAAGTTGTTGGAATCGGCATTGGATGGGCGGCAACTAAGTATTTGCAAGTTGACGGAGCTGAAAACAAACCGACTACAATCACCAACAAGCAGAACAAGTCGCAGCGTCTCTTTGTCGGAAAAGTATCTGCGGCATCTACGGTTGTACGCACGTGGGCCGGTGGCAACTATCCGTCTATTAAGAAATGGCCTAAGCTTGTGAGAGGCAACCTTGTTGACGTGATGAATTTCACTCAGAAAGCAACAAACGGTGTTTCATGGCACTATGTCCGCATTGCAGGCAAGTACTACGGATTTGTGGCTGCAAAAGATATTTGCAAAGTGTAACAAGTGTGATATAATAAATATACCATAATTCAACTCCTCCCCAGAGTTTAAGCATGGACTCAAAAAAAGAGATGGTCTGTTTCTTCCTTGACAGACCATCTCTTTTGCTTCACTTAATAATGTATTCCCAATATTGATTTTTAATATCCGCATATCCGTTCTTACGAATCAACACTTTATCCCCGGAAAACATCGTAAAATCAGAATCCAGCTTTTGCACATAATCCATGTTTACAACAAATGACTTATGGCAACGCAAAAACCGTTTATCAAGGTAAGGCTCAACCGACTTTAAAGTTGCATACATACTGTGCATAATCCCGTTCGTGCAATGAACAAAAACTTGCTTATCCCGTGCTTCGAGGTACTCGATTTTGTTCAATGGAATCCTTATAATGCAATCTCTGTGTCTGATTGTGAGCATCTTGTGTTTCATATCACTCAAGGTATTGTCAATCATAGAAAACATTCTTCCGTGTTCATTTCCCTTGATGATATAATGCGTAAATTCAACATCCAACGCATCAAAAACAAAATCCTTGTGAGCTGTCCAGAAAGCAATTTTGCCCTTATATCCACACTCTCGGAGTTCTTTGGCAATATCCACGCCATTTTCGTTTTTAAGTATTACATCCAAGACAATCATATCAAACCATTTTCCGTCCTTAACATCATCTATCAAGGGTTCCCCACTGAAATAACCGTCTATCGTATAATTCCGGTCACCGTTTTGCTTCAAAAACGGTTCAATCCGATGCTTAAAATACTCAACCTGTAGTTCACAATCGTCACAAATAGCAATTTTCATAGTAATCACCTTCCGTTTATCGCCTACGCTTCAACTTTCATCAGATTATCCTCATCTAATCAATTAATTATGGTAATATAGTAGCACTGAAACGGAAATGTGTAAATAGTTCAGCAGAAGTTCGAAAAAAATCGACATCTTAATACGTTGGTACAGCCTGCCAGATTACTCTGGGGAGGAGATGCGATCGTGAATGCAGGTTTTGCCATAAAAAGAGCCGGGGAGTAAAATCCTCGGCTCGTTGCTGTTTATCCTTTGAAAATACGACCGCAACTTTTACATTGGTATTTTGTGGAGAACAATCCTTTACTAACGATCTGAACATTAGCACTACGACAAGTAAGAGCAGGGCATTTTATCTTTTGAGTCACTTTATCTATTTTCTTTCTTTTCCTCATTTAACATCCCTCACGTTTTCGATATATTTTGGCATAAACCACGCTGAATTGTGACCGCTCCAATAGTCGATACCATAATCAATAATTTCCCCATAAAGTGTCAAGTAAGTCCCTGGAACATAGTCTGTATTTTTGAAATCATAATCATTGGAGTATAGAATACCCACGTCATTGCCGCTTCCGTAGCTGTCGGTATCTTTTGAATAAATGCCAACAAGACTGCAATTACTGCTAAGATTATACTTTTCAGTCTTGTCGGAGATCATTAAATCATAAGGGTCTATTGTTGCAGTGCCTTCAACGTAAAGATCTATTTTGACAAACTGACCTTCCAGACTTTTCTTTGAGAAAGTAATATCTTCATACCACATTTCGGTACATTTTTTCTTGTATTCTTCCTCTGATAAAGAATTCATGTCTGTTTCTTCTTGAGTCATTTCAGCGTCTGCATAGACTTCTATGGGGCAAGCGCATAAAATTCCTGACAGCATTGCAACTATAAGTTTTCTTCTCATGGTGCATTCCTCCTTGGTAAAATTTGCATATATTATACCGCAAGAATTGACAATAGCATAGTCAAAACCGAAATATTTTTCATATTTTTATCCATTAAAAATGCAGTTTTATCGTTTTGCCCGATTAATTTGCACAAAAAGTGGTATAACTAAGTACATAAATTATAGACTAAAGAGGTATATATTATGAGGAAGATTGAGAGATTGCTGATTACAGCAGGAGTAATCTTCTTTGCAAGCTACATCATTCACTTCCCGATGTGCAATCAAGATTATTTACGTAAAAGCTTCATCCGCTTGTCAGAGGATATGTGCAAGCATTCAACCTTAAACCAGAGCATAAAAGAGGTTCTAAGAACGAACGATATTGTAAAAAACACAGAAAATCCGGTAAATACGAACTTTATATTTGCGAAAGTAAAGGTCATATTTGAAATCACAAATATTCCAGTTTATCGCTGGCAACTGGCGAGGGGGAATTTGAATGCATCCCGTTTTACTCCACTTTATTGGACATATCATAAGGTATAATGAAAACATAAGTTCGAGACATATTTCCCACTGTCCAGACATATACTGTAGTAAAGTTTCGATTGGGAGGGTTATTTATGGATTATAAGAAAGAGATTATAAAAATGATAGATGAAATTGAAAGCCAAAAGATTTTGCGTTATATTTACCTTATGCTACTCGACATTCCGAAACGATATTGGAGGTGAAATAAATGTTTTTCAAAAGAAAGAAAAAAGTAAAGCCTTACCACGTAGATACATCGCAGAAAGGCTTTGAGTATGTTGGCATTAAATTGACAGAACAACAATTCCAAGATTTATGTGATCTGAATTTTCTGTGGATAGAAAATAAGAACAGGCAATTGTCACCGGTATTTCATATTCTTGTTCTTATGAAAGTACTAGGTTTACTGCCACCCGAAATGATAAATGATAGCAGCAGAAATAACACTTCCAACGACTACTGTAATGATCGCAAGGAATTGCTTCAACGTAAATTTGGCAGAATTAGAAACTGATTCTTTAATTTGTTTGCTTTTATTTGTGAATGCTTCGTGATATTTTTTCATTCCTAAGTCTGTAACATGTGCATCGTATGTTGATTGAATTATATAGTGCTTGTTTTTAAGTGAATTTAAAAACGGAAATAAAGATAAATCATCGCAGTCCAGTTTGTCACGAACACTTATAAGCATAGCATTGCGTTCTTCATCCATGCATTCAATAATTGCTTTTAATACAGCTGCTTCTGATAACATAACGTACCTCACTCGCTTAAAAGATTAATCAATTCAATAACATGTTTCTTTTTGGCATCGGACAGTCCGAAGTATTTCTTTAATGCATCGGACAGTTCGGTGTCTTTTCTTATCTGTGCAATCAAATGTGCAGATTCATCGGAAAAATCTTGTTCCGGCTCTTTCCCTGTCATCAGATAATCTACAGATACGTGAAAGAAATCTGCGATTTTTCGCAAATTTTCAGCATTAGGAGTACTTTTATCCAGTTTGCTTGCGTATCCCTTTGCGAAACCACATTCAGTTTCTAACGCATTTAATGAAGTTTTCTGTTCTTTACAAAGTATTTTAACTCTTTCTCGTAATGTCATTTTTGTTTCCTTTCAATTCTGAAAAAAACGCAAAAATAGTACTTGACATTCTGAAAATATCGCTTATAATGTAACTATCAGTACTGAAAATAACGCAACAAAATAAGGACATAAAGAATGCCCAAGTTTATTTTTTATGATTTTGTGTGGTAGCTTGATTATAGAATATATTCAGAAGTATGTCAATAATGTTGTGATATTTTCAGTAAAAATATGAAAGGAGGTATCGAATGATGATTTACGACAAGGTGAAAGCCTTGGCAAAAAAGCGAAATGTTTCCATTCGCAAAATCGAAATAGATTGCGGATTTTCGCAAGGTAGTGTTTGCAAATGGAATGAAGTTTCTCCATCTGCCGAAAAAGTGAAAAAGGTCGCTGATTATTTAAAAACTTCGGTAGATGAAATTTTGAAATCCGATTAACAAGAAAAGGAGATATATGAACGAATTAATACCAATTAATTACGATGGCGAGCAGCCTACAGTATCAGCCAGAGAGTTACATAAATCTCTTGAAATCAGTAAGCGATTTTCAGCATGGTTCGAAACGAACTCTCAAGGGTTCATTGAGAATGAAGATTACACCAGCGTACTTACAGGTACGGAGGTTCAGAACAATGGTGGAGTGCAGATTAGAGAATTGCAGGATTATTCTTTATCGGTAGATATGGCGAAGCACATTTGCCTTATGAGTAGAACTGAAAAAGGAAAAGAATGCCGACAGTATCTCATCGACCTCGAAAAAGCATGGAACACACCAGAACAGGTTTTTGCCAGAGCATTGAAGATGGCAGACCGGACGATTGCGAAGCTGAAAGACACAAATAAGTCTCTTGCGGAGAAAATTGAAGCTGATAGACCAAAAACAATTTTCGCAGATGCTGTATCCGCAAGTCATACATCAATTCTTATCGGTGACTTGGCGAAACTTATTTGCCAGAACGGATACCAGATAGGACAGAAACGATTATTCCAGTGGATGAGAGACAATGGCTATTTGATGGTTTCTGGAAGTTCACGAAATATGCCGAAACAGAAATACGTTGAGCAAGGATTATTTGAAATCAAAGAATCTAACGTTCAGAATCCAGATGGTTCAGTGAGAATCACACGCACGACAAAAGTCAGTGGGAAAGGACAGTTGTATTTCGTGAATAAGTTTCTGGGGCAGGAAGCTGAAAAAGCAGACGGTGATTGAGAAAGGAGTCATAAATGTGTTGAAACAGTTTTTAAAAAGATTATTCGAACCGCGGATTGTAAGAATCCCAGATAAAACAAGAGTAATGTGCTTTTCAAAAAATGGGAAACAGTACTTGAAAGTATTCAATACAGAAAACGGTGCAAACATTTGTTTCCAAGTGAAATCCATCGATTATGCAAACAGCGATTTGAAAGATGAATACCACCCGGAAACAATGTTCAATGAAATCGAAAGTGATCAAAGCGTTACGATTTTGAACCAATAGGTATAATCGTTACATTTCGAACACTTAGGGATGGTTTTACCGGACTTTACAGTTCTCTTAGAACCACAGTTATTACATACAAACACTGATGTTTCAGAAACTTTTTCACCGGACTGATGAAAACCATCTATATGTGGTAATAATAGCAAACTTTTATCTCCTTTCGATTTACTAGGCATGGCAGTGCCTGTACTTACATTATAAAGAGATAAGAAGCCAAACTCAACAGAAAGGAAGCAATATGATGGAAGAAACTAATGCATTACTCAAACAGATTTTAGAAGAGCTTAAAGCTATTCGGAAAGAAGTTGCCCCTACGAGAACAAAAAAAGTAACGCACACGGCAAATATTGACGGGAAGACAATTACCGAATGCGTTACAGATGGAGTTAGTTCTGCGATTCAGAAATCCATTCGTGATACTGGCGAAGCAGATTCACAGCGATTGAAGTAGATAATCCAGTAATTGCAGATATGAAGTTGTCTGTGTCTTCAATTGCGTCGGCTGTTGGCAGAATCAGCTTTTTCATATCAATGGTTTTTAAGAAATCATCAAAATCTTTCATATTAGCACCTCCCTGAGGGGGAGATTATACCACAAAAAAGGAGGCGAATCAAAATTAAAAACTTCATATATGAATTATTTTTCAAGAAAAGATATTCGGTAATTGATATAGTGAGCATTTGCGTTGGAATTATTATTGGACATTATATTTTCAGTAGATATATTTCTCCAATGATGTAAGAAAGGAGTTGTATGAAAGTATCAAAAATCGAAATCCGTCAGGTAGAAGGTAAAAAAGGAATCTTCACAGAAATCCTTGTAGACGGTCACAAACTTGAGGGAGTAAGAAGTTTTGAATTAAAACAGGGAGTTGGTAATTCCGTTCCTATTCTTTCAATCGATCTGAATGCTTTGAATTTATCCACAGACTTGCAGATGTTGCAGGTGAACCAGAAAGGCATCGGAGAAATTGAGGGAATCAAGTTTAAGGATTCGCCATGGTTGACAAAATTTTCAGCAGAGTAGATTCCCATATTTCAGAGAACCTACTATTGCGTATTACTTGTCTGGGTTTTTTAAAATAGAACATTGACTTGGGTGATTGCAACAGCCTGTTGTTCCCGCATGACTACATTCTAATCTTCCATTTCTGAATTGCTTTGATTGGTCGTCGAGAGCTGATACAGAAATAGGGACAAATTTAATAGAGTAGTGTTTGTTCTGTTTATCACAGAATCCTGAATAAATCAATATTTACACCTCCTTCCCATAGAAGATTATAACACAGAAAGGAAATCAGCATGAAAAAAGAAGAAACAAATGAGTTTATGAATATGACATTAGAGGAGAAAAAAGCTTAGATTATCAAAATGGTTCGAGATATTCCGGATGATTCTTCGATTCACAAGAAACTGTACGAAGCACTGAAAAGAGAAATGGAGGGAAAAGAAAAGGATGAATAAAAACACTTACGAACCAGAAACCCTCGAAGAGGAATTTGCTTTTCTGGCAGGGAGAGTAGCCGCACTCGAAGCAATGCTGAATGCAGATAATTCAGATTTTATTGACAAAAAAGATGTAGCTTTAATTTTAGGTATCAGCTACATTCCGAAAAAAGACTAAGGTTGCCCCGGAGGTGAAGCAACACCTACCGGAGCACGTATCTAACTTAATTGGGTAAGTTAAATACAGGTAAAGTATATCATACCTTCCTGTATTTGAAAAGAAAATTTATACCAGGAGGGCATTTTTTATGTCTAAAATCACAAAACACACCGAAAACGTAACTAAAAACCAGAGCCTTGCAAGCGAAATCATCGCAGATCAGGCGGCAAAAACAAAACGTCTGGAAATCGCAGTTGTAGCGCTATCAGTAGTTTTACTTGCAATAGCAGCAACAAAAAGAAAGAAGTGAGGGATATGAGAAAAAGAATGTATTTTATCGGAGTGATGGCACAGGTTGGAACATTTTCCACGATTGCATTATTACTCTGGTGGATGACAAAAATGGATGTACTTAAGATGTTCTGCATAAGTGCAATGGTATCTTCAATGGTATCCCTTCCTATTTTAATGCAGATAGAAAGGTGGGTAAACGGAGTTGAATAAACTTTTAGAAAACAATCAGGCAACACTGATTGGGACAATTGAATCCAAGTTTGAATTTAGCCATGAAACATATGGAGAAAAGTTTTACACAGTGCAGGTATCGGCAAAACGACTGAGCGATACAAAGGATATTCTTCCAGTTATGGTATCCGAAAGGCTTATTGATGTAACACAGGACTATACCGGAGAAATGGTTGAAGTTTACGGACAGTTCCGTTCTTACAACAAGCACGATGACAAACACAGTAAATTAATTCTCTTTGTTTTCGCAAGAGAAATTAAATTTGCAGCGGAAGGTACATATCACACCAATAATATTCTTTTGGACGGATTTATCTGTAAACCGCCAGTATACAGAAAGACACCAAACGGAAGAGAAATCGCAGATATCCTTCTTGCAGTAAACCGCCCACATGGAATATCTGACTACATACCGTGCATTTGCTGGGGAAGAGATGCCAGATATATTGACGGTTGCGAAGTTGGAGATAACATTCTTTTGCAAGGAAGAATACAGAGCCGAGAATACACAAAAAAAGTTGAAACTGAGGTTGAAAAAAGAACGGCTTATGAAGTTTCAGCATATTGGTTGGAGGATAAAACAGCATGAAAACAGTAGAATTGAAACAGCTTAATATTGAAAACTACAAGAAGTTTGAGTTTGCGGAGTATCAGTTTGCACCACGAACAATGGTGTCCGGCAGGAACCGTCAGGGTAAAACAACATTGATGGACGCATATTTTGATACGCTGACCGGAAAGCTTGCAGACGGTACATCTCCGAATAATGTCAGAAGAAAAGAAGGCGGAGAAGAAGTTGAAGGTGTCGTATCCAGAGAACTCACACTTCTGATTGATGGAGAGGAAACCGTGATCCGTAAGGAAACGAAGAAAGGTAAAACTTCTAGTACCACAAAATATCAGGTTGATGGGTTTGATTACAACCAGACGAAGTATAAGGAATTTTTAAAAGGAATATCAGACTCAGAAACCATTATGATGTGTAGCAATGCCAGAGTATTCCTTAATGAACTTCGAAAATCAACAGCAAGTGCCAGAGCAATGCTTGAAAAGATGGCAGGGTTCAATGCGGATAAAGTATTACAGGACAATCCAGAAGTTTCGGAAATCATCAAGAATCATTCTGTCGAGGAAGTTGTGAAAAAATTCAACAAAGACAGAAAAGATATCCAGAAGAAAATTAGCGCAAAAAAGGTTGAGATTGATACCGTAAAAAAACAAGGAATACCAGACGCAGCAGTTCTTGAAGAAAAGAGAGGACAAGTTTTAAATCATTTGATCGAGCTGAGACAGAAAGAACAACGGCTGAGTGATTCTGGAAAAGCATATGCTGAACTTTCCTATGAAATTGTAGGCCTTAAGAAGTCCAGAGATGCGATCATTTCAAATGCAGCAGAAGCATTACAGGAAGAAAAGAGAAAAATCGTTTCCTTATTAAATGACAGACGATTCAAGCAGAAACAGGAAGAAGACAATCTCCGTGTTCTGGAAAATTTCCTTGTTACTGCTGAAAAGCCGGAACGTATTCAGCAAAGAATTACGGTTTTACAGGAGAAATACAAACAGACATATGCGTCCACATTTGATGAAACGGCTTTAAATGCCATACAGAACGAAAAATTTGACCCTGAATCAGCTATTTGCCCGACTTGTGGACAGCATTTGCCAGAAGAACAGGTTGAACGTCTTAAAACTGAATTTGAACAGAAGAAACAGGAAAGAATCCATGCAGAGTTTGCAAAAAAAGAGCAGTTTAAAGCAGACAAACAGCAGAAACTTAAAGACATTACAGAAGAAGGCAATGCCGAAGTAGCCAGAAGAAAAGAAGTCGAAGAAAAGCGTAAGGACATCGAATCGCAGATTGAGCAGACAAAGAAAAATATTTCTACTCTGGCATCTGAGATTGCACAGAAAAATCAGGAATTAGAGAAGCTTCCGTCAGAACCAGATATGCCTGAAAATGAAGAGTATCAGGCAGTTGTAGCAGAAATCCAGAAGAAACAGGAACAGCTTGACGGACTGACTAATAATTCTGAGGAAAATGCAGCAGTTCAGGCAGAAAGAATGTCTGCCGAAAAGGAACTTACAGGAATCGAAACAAAAATTGAGATGGCAAAACAGGCAGTTCAGAAACAGGCAGAAACGCTCGAACAACTAAATGCGGACAGAAAGAAATTAAGTCAGGAAGATTCCGATATTCAGCAGAAACTTGACATGTTGAAAGAATTTTCCATCAAAAAGAATCAGAAGCTTGCGGAAGCTATCAATCCACATTTCAAGCACTTTCAGTTTCAATTTTTGGACTATACGCAGGACGGTGAGCCGGTGGAAGTTTGTAAGATGATTTGTGACGGAATCGGATATTTTGATGGATTGAATCACTCTGATCAGATTCTATGCAACATCGACCTCGTGACTGGATTGCAGGAATTGAACGGTTTGAACTTGCCGATTTGGGTTGATGATGTTGAAAGTGTGAATGCTGACAGAATACCAGATACAGGCAGACAGATGATTTTACTTAAAGTTTCCGACGATGAATTAAAAGTGGAGGGGATTTAATATGGCGACAACTACATATAACATTCCAGAAGCAATCAAAGCACAGGACTGGTACTGCAAAACAAAGATATTGCCACATTTTGCACCGCGCAATGGTATCTGTTGGGACTGCCACCAGAATATCTATTCCGAGAAAGGACGGACACGGTACGGAAAAGAAACGCACGGGTATTCCGTTGAAAGTGCAGCAGGGCAGTTGATTACGGGTTGCCCGTTCTGTAGCAGAAGCTATTGTGATTAAGACAGGTGCACAATTAATACTCTTGAAAGTTATTGATGGGATATGACAGTAACAGAAGTTTAGGAAATACAGTTAAAGAAAGAGTGAGGTATAAATATGACATTATATGAATTACAGAAAATTCTTGGAGAAAGAATTGAACTTACAAACAAAATGGATATGTCGAACGAGGAAACAAAAAAAGAGAATGAGAAGTCCGACATGATTGCAAGACTTGCCAAGCAGATGATTAATAATGCGGATGTTGTTTTGAGAACAGATAAACTGATTTCAGAGGGAAAACTCAACAAAGAAAGCACTATTTCAAAGATAGTTGGTGAAAAATAGCGATGAGAGGATACACCAAAGAACAACTGAAATGGCTTGAAAGTAATTGCCAAAACGGTAGTTTTAGAGAATTAAGCAGACAATTTGAAGATGTTTTCGGAGTTCCAAAAGACTACAGATTGCTTCATGCAACATGTAAAAGACATGGATTTATAAATCCCAAAGGTAAAAATTGCACTTTTACGGGAGAGCAAAGAGAATTTCTTTCAAAAATACTTTCAGAGTGTTCTTATGAAGAAACTACAATGCTTTTTAATGAAAAATTTGAAACTAATAAAACCAGAAAGCAAATAGAAACTTTTTGCATAAATAATGGCATTAAAAGAAATTTACCACCCCCAGAAATAGGTTCAGAACATGTAAGTGGAAAATATATTATGGTGAGAGTAAACAATGACAAAAACGTGCCAGAACATCAGCATTATCAAATGAAACAACATGTTGTTTGGGAAAAGTATCATGGAAAAATACCAAAGGGAAAAATAATAGTATTTCTTGACGGAAACAGTTTTAATTGTGATATAGAGAATCTATATTTAACAGATCGAAAAGTATTCAATCTTTTAACCGTGAATAAATGGCATTTTGAAAACAAAGAACAAAAACTAGCTGCTATCAAATGGTGTGAGCTGTACTTTGCACAAGGTAAAGATATAAAAGAAGAAAATCCCAATAAACGAGTATATATCCCGATGACATACAGCGAAAGGTTTAAAACTTGCGTAGTTTGTGGAAAAACGTATGAAGTATTTCAACGTCGAAAAAGTATAACGTGTAGCAGGGAATGTGCAAGCACATTAAACCATGGTGAAAGCTTAAAAAAGTATATGTTAGAAAATCCGAAAAAAAGGAATGCTTGTTCAGTTAATGGATGCGATAAGCCATGCCACGGAAGGGGATACTGTGATTTACATTACCACAGGTTTGTAAAGACTGGAAGCCCGTTTGGAGTGAAAAGAATAACATATAATTCCGTTCATGATGCAAAAGTAGTAAATCATTAAGAAAAGGAGAATTAAAATGGCAAACAAAACACAGGTAGCAACAGTAGGAGAACAGCAGGCAGCAGTTGTAATTAACAATCAGTTTATTGACGGATTGACAAAGCAGCTTGAAGAAAAATGTAAATATGGTCTTTCTTTTCCAAAGGACTACAACTTGAGCAATGCACTTATGGGGGCATATCTGGTTCTCAAGGAAACGAAAGATAGGAATAACAAACCAATTCTGGAATCTTGTAGCCAGATTAGCATTGCAAATAGTCTTATGAACATGGCGACACTAGGACTTTCAGTACAAAAAAAACAGGGATATTTCATCGCTTACAGCGGTCAATGCCAGTTCCAGAGATCATATTTCGGAAATATGACGATTGCCAGAAGATACGGAATGAAAGATATTCACGCAGAGATCATCTACCAAGGAGATAAATTTAAATATCATATTGAAGACGGAAATAAGGTTCTGGATTCTCACGAACAGGATTTCATGAACATTGATAATGAAAAAATCCTTGGCGCATACGCAGTTGTGCTGATGGAAGATGGGGCGAAGCATTTGGAAGTAATGAACATCAAACAGATTAAGCAAGCTTGGTCACAGGGTTTCGGATACAAGGAAAATGGAAATGGCACACACCAAAAATTCACTGATCAGATGGCAAAGAAAACCGTTATCAATCGCGCCTTAAAGCAGATCATCAACACTCATGGTGATGTTTTCGTACAGGAAGCGGACGATGATACAGAAACAGTTTCAAGAGATGACGCTTTTGTAGCTGATGTTGCATATGAAATCGAACAGAATGCCAACAAAGAGGAATTCATTCCAGAACCAATGGCAATCGAGGAACAGCCGAAACAGCCAACAGTCGCAGAAGCCGTAAAGACTGCCGAGAAAGAACCAGTTCCGGCAGCAGTTGTTGAGCCAGAGATTCCAGATTTTATGAAGCAGGAGGAAATGTGATATGAACAATAAAGAAATTTTACAGAAAGCAAAGGAACTGGTTGAACTCTTGGAAAAGCAGGAAGAATCTGGAAAGGTTGAGTTATCAACACTGAAACGAGGAGATGTGTTCCAGACCACCGGAAAGCGTAAATACATGGTTCTGGAACAGTATGAAGATACAACGAAAATTATTTCGCTTGATCTGGTGAAAGAAAATGTAGAGTTTGGTGATACCTCAGATTACAAAACATCAAAGGTAAAGAAACTGTGTGACACTGAAATTCTGAAAGACTTCGAAAAAGAATTCGGGGCAGAAAATATCGAAACACACACAGCAGATATTATCACTGCGGATGGGCAGAAATTGGGGACTGTTGATTGTAAAATTCGACCGATTACGTTTGATGAAGCGCGCGGATATACAGATATCACACCGAATCCGTGTTTAAACGATTGGTATTGGACATTATCGCCATGGTCAACGAAAGAACGTGGATGGGAGAAAGCCTGTACCGTTGTTTCCCCGTCGGGCTTTGTCAGCTACTACGGTTACTGCAGCGGGAATGGTGTTCGCCCAGCTTGTATCTTAAAATCTAATATCTTTGTATCTAAGGCGGAGGAATGATTATGAAGAAAAATCTGAAATATTTTGAGGATGAATTATCCCGATTAAGTAAAGAGTTCACGGAATTCAAGAAAAAGCACATCGGAAAGCCGGAAATCGGAAAAGCTATTGAACTTGCAGGTATGGAATGGCTGATTCTGGATAAGACAGAAAAAGGATATTTTGCCATTTTGAATGGATTTGATGGAAAAGAAAGAACATTTGATTCAGCTTCAAATAACTGGATTTTGAGTAAACTGAGAAATGAGTTAAATACTCGTTTTCTTAAAAAAATTACGGACGAGTTTGGAGAAGATGCAGTTATTGAGTTTGATCGAGATTTGCTTTCTTTGGACGGCCAGACAGAATACGGACATTGTAAAGATAAGATTTCGATGTTGACGGTGGATGAATACCGAAAATACAGAAAATTCCTTCCAAATATGGATAAATGGTGGTGGCTGCTTACTCCATGGAGTACACCAGCAAATGGTTACAGTGTAACGAGTGCCGTTGTTTCCTCGTCGGGCTGTTTCAGCTGCGGCCATTACGGCGACGCGAATGGTGTTCGCCCAGTTTGTATCTTTTCTTCTTCAATCTTTGAATCAGGAAATGATGATTGATGGCGAATGAAGATTTAAAGGTAATAATAAAGGCCAAGCAACTTGCAAAGCATACATTAATAGTTACGAGTAATGCCAGACGATACCCGAAAAAATACAGGTTTTCACTTGTAGATAAAATGCAAAATAAAGCATTGGAAATTTATGAGTCACTATTTGAAGCTAACCGAACTGATCTGAAAGATTATAAAAGAGAGCGATTAGAACTTCAAACAAAAGCCATTACTCATTGTGATGAGTTGATGTACTTTATAGAACTTTCATATGAATTAGGAATTATCAATTCCGGTGGAATGGAAGCATGGTCGCAAATGGTAAAAGATATAAAGTACATGACTATTTCATGGAGAACAAAAGACAGAAAAAGATAATTTTCACAGGTTATGCACTGCGAATACCGTTGTTTCCCCGTCGGGCTATATCAACAACAACAATTACAACAACGAAAATGGTGTTCGCCCAACATGGATCACATGCAGACAGAGTAAGCGTAAAGCTGAAATCAGAAAAGATACAAGCAAATGCATAACCTTTCCGCAATGGACAAACATAAAGGAACAAAATAAATGGATAAAGAAATTGTTGCAAATTTTGAGAATTTATATCGTTCTTACAAAAAGGTTAAGAGCGGTAAGAAATTTAATTCAGGTACTGCAAGATTTTCTAATTTGTCTCTTGAAGGCATTCATCTCTTGAAGGAACAATTGGAAAGTCAAACGTATACCATAAATCTGTATAATAAATTTCAAATTCATGAGCCAAAAGAGCGAACGATAGAATCATGTGCATTTAAGGATAAAGTAGTGCAGAGATGCTTTTCTGATTACATTCTGACACCGAAACTTGAAAATATCCTGATTAAATGGAACACTGCCGGGCAGCAAGGAAAAGGGCAACATATGGCAATGGACGGGTTAAGAAATCAAATGTTGGATTTCTATAAAAGAAATGGAATGAATAGTTGGATTGTAAAATGTGATATTCACAAATACTTTTATTGCATAGACCATGAAATCATGAAAGATGTTTTGGATTATTACTTTGATGATGATTTTACAGTCTGGTTAAACCATTTGTTTATTGACAGTACAGGTAATCCCGGGCTTCCATTAGGAAATCAGGTAAATCAGAAGTACGCATTGTTGCTTTTACATTCACTGGATCAGATGATAACGATTGAATTTGGAAATCCATATTATGGACGATACAACGATGATTTTTATGTGATTTGTAAAACGAAAGAAGATGCCAGAGAAATTTTTGAAGCAATCCGAATGATGATTGAAAGCCTTAGACTGGAATTAAATCCTAAATCACAAATTGTACCATTTTGCATGGGCTTGTGTTATCTGGGTTTTCACCATTACGTGACTGATGAAGGAAAATATATCAGGAAATTGCGTGGTGATAGGAAAAGAAAAACACAGAGGAAAATTCGAAGATGGGTACAGGCGGTGAACGACAGGAAGATGCCGATAAAAAAATTCAATGAAAAATACGAATCATGCAAGAATCATATGCTTCATGGAAATTGCATCAAACTATGCCATAGTATGGATTTGGATATTGAAAGGAGAATGAAATGAGATTAGTAAGTCAGAATGGAGAATTTGATGTTCCTTATGAAATCGCAGCATTAAGTAGAACAGAAAATATCATAAGAGTATATGTGCCGATAGTTGGTGAAAAAGGAACAATTATGGCTCGTTATTCGACAAATGAAAAAGCCCAAAAAGCTATGAAAGCGTTGCACAAAGTGTATGCAGGAATGTTTCTTGCACAAAACGTTGAAATGAGCGATGACGATTGCGAAGAATACATAAAAATGGCTGCAAGAGGTTTTGGAATCATCAAAACAATGGTTAACAGCCCAGATGTGAAATTCGAACCGGCAAACATCGTGTTCAGATTCCCGGAGGATGATGAAGTATGAAGAGAGTAGACAGCAAGAAGAACTGGGAACAGATAATAACCATTGAGCTTCCGTTGAAGCAACTCAAATTAATGCGAGATAGCATGTGCAAAGTAAGTTATGCGGAATTAGAGAGTCTAAATAGAGAAAAAGACATTCCATATGCCTATTCCGATTTAGAGAAAACCATAGGTGAAGCTGACGATATTTTAGAAGCATAAATGCAATACACGGAAAGCGAGGTGATGCCATTTGTTCATGCGAGTGATTTCAACAGGTAGTACCAAAGGAAATTGTTATGCTTTGCAGTCAAGTACAGGCGAGATTGTTCTTCTTGACTGCGGATGCAACTACAAGAAAATCCTCAGAGGGATTGACTACCAGATAAGTAATGTTGGAGCTGTACTTCTCTCCCATGAACACGGAGATCACACCGAAGCATTCAAGGAAATAATGAATGCAGGCATTCAGATTTACACCAATGACGAGACAGTTGAGGACATGAACATCCGAACAGGTGAGCTGATGAAAGGCGTTCCAGAAAGATACCCATTTAGAGTTGGTTCATTTAATGTGATTCCATTTGAATTGCCACATACGACATATGATAAGGAAGCAAAAATACTTATCCCGTGTCCGAACTACGGCTACCTGATACAGCATGAAGAAATGGGAAAGCTTCTGTATATGACCGATTTTGAATATTGCAACTATAGTTTCCGCAGAATGCAAGTTGAGCATATGGTAATTGAGTGTAACTACTGTGAAGAATTGGTAGACATGACAGAAGCTAACTACAGGCACCGAATAAAAGGACATTGTTCTTTGCTAACTTGTAAGCAATTCATTAAGCAAAACCGCACAGAATCGCTTCGAACAGTAACACTGGTACATTTGAGCGGTAAAGCATCGGATGCTAAAAAAATGCTCAAAGAAATCAAAGAAACTGTTGGGGATGATGTTCTGGTTCAGATCGGACGGGCTGGATTAGAAGTTGACTTGAATTTGTGCCCGTTCTGAAAGGAGGAATTTTTATGGAGATGGCAGACTGTAGCAAATGTAGATTCCGTAATTGCTGTACGTTGGCGTGGGATTACGGTTCACTTTACTGTAACGACTATGAGGAGGAAGATACATGGAACATTTTTTAGAATCACTTAAAAAATTAAAGAAGCCGTCAGTTCACAGTAATCCAGAAGATGTTGACCCGTTATTCTGTCGGTACAACAAGGGGTGGAATGATGCAATCGAAAAGGTTGAGAAACTGATTAATTCCTATAGTTTATCGGATATGTGGATTCCAGTAGACGTGAAACTGCCGCCGGAACCAAAACCTAATCATAATTTTAAAGGAGACATATATTTGATTGCTACCGAAAAAGAAACAATTCCATTCAGAGCAATGTGGAATGGAGAATATTTTACAGACGGTTTCGAAAAATTGAAAGTAATTGCATGGATGCCTTTGCCAGCTATGCCAAAACCGTACAAGGAGAACAAACATGAATAAAGTAATTTTGATCGGACGTTTGATTAAAGATCCAGACATCCGAACGGGAACAAATGATACTAAGATCGCCAGATACATACTTGCAGTTGAGAGACAGTATCGCAAAAACAATGAACGCACATCAGACTTCATAAATTGCGTTGCACTTGGAAAGAATGGCGAGTTTGCCGAAAAGTACTTGCATAAAGGCATTAAGATTGCAGTTATCGGAACTTGGCAGACTGGAAATTACACTGACAAGGACGGAAAGAAAGTCTACACAAATGATTGCCTTGTGGAAACACATGAGTTTGCGGAAAGCAAGAAGAGTCAGTCAGAAGAACAGTCGCAGCCACCAGTTCCAAATCCAGAACAGGACACAAGTGGATTCATGGATATGCCGTCAATTATGGATGACGAACTTCCGTTTAATTAAGGAGTGATGAAATGAAACCAGTTTTAGAAACAAAATCTACATACAAAGGTTATCCATATGTAGTTCTGTTTATGCCTGGAGCATACAGATGCGGATATGTTGGAGTACCTTACAGCCATAAGTTAGCAAAGAAAGATGTTGATAATTTGGATTATCTTAATTGCCATGGCGGAGTTACTTACGCAGAACCATATCTATATGAATGCAATGACGACAATACATGGTGGATTGGATTTGATTGTGCTCACTGCTTTGACGGGTATGATGTTGATGCAGCGAAACAGTATTTTGGAGATGATCCAGATTTCAAAAGAATATTTTACACAATGGAAGATTTCTGGAGAGAATCAAACAGAGATTCCGAAAGCAAAATCCGCTCACTTGCTTATGTCAAAGATAAGTGCAAGAAACTCATTGACCAGATTGAAAAGGAGTGATGCCTGATGGATTATAAAAAATTTCGTCAGGTCAAGGCTATCGAAGCAAGCAATAAGAAAAGACTTTTAAAAGTCAATCCCAAATTGGATGATGGAGCCGGGATATACATGTTGTGGCGAACGGAAACCCACGGGTACGTAGGACAGTCGAAAGGAATATTAACCAGGCTAGCACAACATATGACTGGATACGAGCAACATATTGACCTTTCTATGAAAGCTCATGGGCTGTATTCAGAAAGCAATAAGAGCGGTTATAAGATTGATTTCTTTCATTGCCCGATTGATGAACTTGACGAGAAAGAAAGAGAGTACATTCAAAGAGTGATTGATGCCGGATGGATTATAAAAAACAAGACAGCTGGCGGACAGGATGAAGGGAAAGAAAAGATCGCTGATTACCGACCAGCAAAAGGTTACCGTGATGGGTTGAAGCAAGGCAAAATTACCCTTGCAAGAGAATTGAAACATATCATTGATACTCACTTAGAAGTATCAATCAGATCAGAAAAGTTAAACAACAAGGTGTCTATAAAGGCACTTGAAAAATTCAACAATCTTCTTGATGAAGAATCTTACAAATGATAAAACTGGCAGTTCTGCCAGATAAATTCCAATTAAATAAATGAAAGGAGCTTGCCTTCATATGACGAAAGGGTGCACCGGGCTTCTTTTGAACAATGAAATTAAAATGTGAAATATACAGAGATTCAATGCAGAATTATAAACGTTACATGATTCCAAAAGCTCAATTAATTATTGCTGACGTACCATATTGCATAGGCGGCAATTTCTATGGCAGTAGATGTGATTGGTATATTGGCGGCGATAACAAAAACGGTGAAAGTAAATTAGCCGGAAAAGCAGCTTTTAATTCGGATTTCAACTTTAACTTGTACGAGTATTTTCATTTTTGCTCAAGAATGTTGAAGAAAGAGGACAAGAAACCCATACAAAGAGGAAGAAGCAGCGATTCGCCATGCATGATTGTGTTCTGTTCATTTGAGCAGATTCAAACACTGATTAATGCAGCTTCAAAGCATGGATTTATACACTACATACCGCTTGTGTTCATTAAAAATTACAGTCCGCAGGTACTAAAAGCTAACATGCGCGTGGTAGGTGCCACGGAATATGCGCTTCTGTTTTACAGAGACCGACTTCCAAAATTCAGAAATGGCGCACAGTTTGACGAAAATGGAAAGACAATCAGAGGAACCGGACACATGGTATTCAACTGGTTCCAGTGGGAAAAAGACCCAAAAGATATCCCAAAGATTCACCCTGCGCAGAAACCAGTTGCACTTTTAAAGAAACTGATTGAAACGTTTACTGATTCCGGCGATGTAGTTATTGACCCATGCTGTGGAAGCGGAGCCACATTGCGAGCTGCGTATGAACTTGGGAGAAATGCCTATGGTTTTGAAATCGATAGAAACTTTTACGAAAGAGCTAAAAATGAAATGCTTGTATTTGAGGAAGACCCGCAAATGGACATAAGTGATTTTATTTAATATGCGCACGCCCTCTGGGATTGGAACAGCAAAACTTGTTTCCCGGCATATCACGCTATCCGGTTCCAGAGGTAAAAAGAAAAGAGGTAACTATGGTAAGTAAATATAACACCGAAAGAAAGTATCTCGAGGGACAAGAGAACAGAAAAGAAATTTATCTGTTTCTTATCAGATATTTTACAAAATATGGATACGCGCCGTCATTTAAAGAAATTGCCGAAAACTTTGGCATATCAAAAGCAATTGTGCAACGACATATGAGACAGCTTGAACTTGATGGATTGATTGCTACTGCACATCCGAATACTCCGCGAGCGTTCCGCCTTGTTGGATATGAATATCAGAAGGTGGAAGAAGTATGAGAATATACAGTGTTTTCGAGAATGAACAGTGGAATGGCGATATGACCGCTGATGATATTTCACAAATGCTGAAAGGATTGGTGAGAGCATGAACAGGGCAGAGAGAAGAAGGCAGCAGAAAGCATCTGAGAAAACACGCTTAAATGCACCGTACAATTTCAGCAATTTCAGTCTGGAACAAATTTCAAAGGTGACAAGTGCAAGAGTTGAGTCCTTAAAACTGTATCTGATGCAACGTGAAGATGAAATGCGCAAGGAAATATCGGAAGAACTGATTTCAGAATCACAAAAAAAGCTTTGGAAAGCAGAGGGCTATATCGCAGTTGCAAATGTTCTTATCAGTTTGTTTGCAATTAAGAAAACATGGGGATTTACAAAATCCAATCAGAGATTCTTAGAAAACCTAAACTTTGCCAAAGAACACATTGAAGAAGTGGGAATTGAAAAAGCATACCAGGAAGCAAAAGAAACAATGGGAATTAAACTTGAATTTGATTCCATAAATATAAATAAAGAATTTGGATTTGGAGAAAGTGAGGACTAATCATGGCAGAGAATTGCAATGAAAACTGTATTGAATGGATCAAAGGAAGCGAGTTTGCAGGAGTTACTGCTTCTGAAATTGCATTTAAAAATCAAGTTCTTGAACTTGCAAAGAAGCGACCAGAAGACGTTAAGATTATTGCCATGAATAATGATGGCTCTATATATGCTCATGTTCCAAGAAAATATATAAAATTACGAGCACCACGGATTCTGACAGAAGAACAGAGAGTTGAACTGGTGGAACGTGGAAAGAATATGTCCAGAAATAAATCAACTGATTGTGAAGAAACGTCAGATTTCGATTCTGACGATGAAGATGAGGAAATGTTCGATGTTTAATGAAAGAATGGGAATTAATGTTGAAAATGGCAAAAGTAGGATTTGCCCTAAATGTGGGAATCGTTTTCATGTTTTCGCAGATTATAACCGGCATTATGGAGGAGATTTATATTGGTGCGAATGCACAGAATGTAAAACCATAACAAAAATACATCACAGTAAGGAAGCTGCAATAGTGGCTTTTAAGGAAGGATTGGTGCACAAAAATGAGCAAAGTGAACATATATGGGCTTAAAGCATATATAAGTAAAACGTTTGATTTGCATGTTGGCAAAAGAATCAAATACGTAGAACGTGGCGGGGAAGAAAAAGAGCATATCTATGAGGTAAAACAACTTTTTCCGCATTGCGTTTTACTGGAAGATATTTTTGATCATACAAGAATTTGTCCTTGTTACAGCAAATTAAGCTTGATGTTAAGAGGGATTGAATAAGAATCTGGTTAAGAAGATGGGAGTATAAAATCATGGAGGACTGCACAATAGCGTGTCAGTTGCTTACATGGGGAAAGTGAGGATGGCAATGAATATTGATAAAGCAAAATTGAAATTAGGAATTTGGTACGAGGATGAAAACGGAAATGTGATTAATCAAAAAGAAGATTTAATGTGGGAAGCACCGGAAAAGGCAAGAACGTATCATTCTTGTTTCCCACTGCAAATAACGGAATGCATTTATGCGGTACATAGCAAATCTCAAAAGGAAGCGTGCAAACACAAAAGAAAATATTGGAAAAAGGATACAGGTCTGATAAAGGGATTAAAAGGCCATATATGCACTAATTGTGGGTGTAGCCAAACAAGAAAGTGGTGGCAGCCATGGGGAAGAGAATGGGATTATGGAACGGATACTACACCACTTATTGACCTTCATACAAGTATTGGAGGTGGAAATCAAGATGTCATAATGGCAATGGTAAACAGCGGAGATTATACACTACAGGAAGCACTCGTTGTTTTTTCTACGGCCTGCGAAAGATGTATGAATGTACTTACATACAAGTATTTGAATGGAGCGGATGGATATGAAGAATATTCAGACGAGTGGAAAAAATGCAATACTGAATGCGATTTTTGTAAGATTAAGGAGGACGCAAAATGCAATTAAAGGATTTAACCAACAACCAGAAACGCAAAGAGTTTCTGGAGGATTATACCGGATGGAATTTATGGATTGCTGTGCCACGAGTAAGCGAAAAGTATTATTCATATCCGCTTCCGGATAACTCGATGATCGTTGTCAAAGAAACTGAGCACACAAAAGGCGATGACTGGTGGAAGAAGGAAGAACGTGGTGGCTATTACGTTACCACAGAATATTATCTCCTTGAAGGCGATTGGAAGAGATTTGCAGACTGCAAAAAGAGCAAGACACAGATTATTGAATATTTGAGAGAGGTGGCGAAATGAGAAAATACACAATAAATCTTTCAAGAGGACTGGAAGTAGATATTTTTAATTTGCCAGAGGACTTCAAAGAACAGATCGAGCAGGCGTTCAGAGAGTATACATCTGGAACAGCAAAAGCGTATATGTACGTTGACAAGTTGGGATTCATTGACCGTTGCGTGGAATATTTAAACGGTAACGAGGATTCAGATGATGTTGTAAATACACTGGTTGAAGAAGCAATGATTTCTGAATGGAGAAACAATGGAGAAATCATCAAGGAAGATGATATATACAGCATTGAGTTTATGGAAGATTGTTACAGGAAAGGCAAGGAAGATGCGAAACTGAACTCTTATTTCGGAACTGACGATCATCATATTTACGATCAGATTCAGAAAGTTCTGGTGCAGGTGATTACAATTGTAATGAATTATCAGGATTAAGGAGGACGCAGAATGTTAATTAGAAGTCAGAACAAGGAAGTTTTAATTGCATTTGAATCTTTACTCGATGTCGAAGTTTCAGGTGGAGTAATAAGTGCAAGAAGAGATATGGGGTGGTGTTGCTTGCTCGGAGAATATTCCACCAAAGCGAAAGCCATGAAAGTACTGGATATGATCCAGGAAGCCTATGCAAAATATAAAATTACTTGTACTTTTTTGACAGGATTTACAGGACGTCGAGTAATTGCGGAATTAAACGATATTCACGTCAATGGTTTCGAAGAACTTATAAAAAGTTTTAAAAAGAATATGGTCTTTCAGATGCCAGAGGATAGCGAGGTGGAAGTATGAGATACAGAAAGAAGCCGGTTGTAATTGACGCAGTACAGTGGACTGGTACAAATCATCGAGAAATGTTCGATTTCCTGACGGACTATCAGTGTACGGATCAGTACATGTCGGCAGAAGGTAAGAATTTCTATATTGACCATTGGAAGGTCCCGGGCGGATTGGTTATTAAGACACTAGAGGGCGAACATCTGGCAAATATTGGTGATTATATCATCCGCGGTGTACACGGTGAATTTTATCCGTGTAAGCCAGATATATTCAGAAAAACTTACGAGGAGGTGGAAGTATGAGCGATAAACGCAAAATATACGATTACATAAAAAAGACAATAAATCCTTACGGAAGACCTTTCGAGGGAACTGCATATGAGTTCGGGCTTAAGCTCATGGATTTCATCGAAAATATAGATGGTGAGAAAGCAAACGGATGGATTCCAGTCAGCGAGAGATTACCGGAGAAAAATAAAGATGTAATTACAACTGTTAAATATAGTGGTTTTATGGGAATGTACGGAAGGTGGTTAAAGACAGCATTCATTGATGGCTATGGCGAATGGAATGGAGAATGTATAGGCGGTGAAGTTATTGCATGGATGCCACTACCAGAACCATACAAGGAGGACTAAATGGGATATTGCAAATTAGAGTGTCCAGACGGTGAAACGCAATGTTGTATCTGCTGTGAGAAACAAGACGGTTGCGATAACCGGTGTGATATGATGGATAGCTACGAATATGCAGAAGATTGCGAAGATTATGTTGAGGAGGATGAGCCATGATTACATTCTTATTAGGACTTGCACTTGGAATCATAGTCGGAGTGGTTGGTCTTGCATGTGCAGCGATCATGTACGATAAACACCACCCAGACGATTAGAAAGGAGAACGGTATGCTGACAAGGAATAAGAAACTGAAAGACTACGGTATTCCGGCAGAGGACATTGAAAAACTGAATACGATGCTGAAAGACTTCCCGGCAGAGTACGGATACCTGCTTGCCAGTGCTGCCTTGTCAGCTTGCCCGAAAAACACGGTGATAGCGGATATGGTTATCGAGAATATCCTACACCGGAAAAGCTACAGGAAAATCAGCAGAGAAAGATATATCCCGATGAACCCGAAAGACTTCTACGGATACAGACGCAAGACCGTCGCTGTACTGTATGAGAGAATGCGGTTGTTGGGAGTGTGGGAGGAAAAAAATGAAAGAATATAGATGTCCAAAGTGCAATAGTAAAGACCTTTTTGTCAAGAAAGTTGGGAATAATACAGGATTGTATTGCAGGGATTGCGGTGCATGGATTAAATGGGTCGGAAAAAATGAGTTGAGAGTATTTGAATATTTAAACAGACAGAAACACGTAGACGATGCTAATAGCAAACAAGACGATATTGCAAAAATCATTTATAGCACTCTCGATCACATGTATTGCGATAATTGCAGATTCAATAGTGAAATTAAAGAAAGCGATAGTGATGAATGGAACTGTGATGAATGCCACAGAAAATATAATGGATGGGGAGTTTCCATGCAGGAAAGTAATAAAATTGCAAAAGAAATTTTAAAACAGTTAGGAGAATAGAATATGAGCAGACTGATTGATGCTGATTTATTGAAAAGAAATATAACAAAATGGTTGAAGCCATTAAAGCCTGATGAAACAGAAACGATTGAATTGGCTGACGTTTTGAAAAGTGTTGTTGAAGAAATTGATGAACAGCCGACGGCATTTGATGCGGATAAGGTTGTGCAGCAGTTGGAAATATTAATCGAAGATAAATGTTCAGAATCAGGTGACGATTGGTATACAGCCGAATGCCTGAATGAAGCAGTTGAAATCGTGAAGAGTGGAGGAATTAAATGGGTAGATTAATTGATGCAGACGATTTAATTGAATATATTAAAATCTGGGAAATTGGAAATAGTATTAGTTCCGACCAAAAAGAGTTTATTGATTGTGTCAACAGGCAGTTTACGGTTTTTGATGTGGACAAGGTTATTGAGCGGTTGGAAACGAAAAAGACAAGAGCTACTGAATCAAAGAGAAAATATATATCAGAGTATTTCAAAGGTAAAGCTGATGGGCTTGAATTTGCAATCAAAATCGTGAAGGAGGGTGGAGTTGAATGAGAGAGATTCTTTTCAAGGCAAAGAGGGTTGATAATGGCGAATGGGTTGAGGGATATTACCTAAGAGATCAATATCACATAGGGGGAAAGGACATTATTTTTTATCGGAAGGATTCAGATCGGTTTACAGTATATACCAATATAATTGATATAGAAACCCTCTGCCAGTTCACGGGACTGTACGACAAGAACGGAAATAAGATTTGGGAAAATGATATATGTGATCGCAAAGAAAAATATCCAGAAGTTGTAAAAATGACAAATGGAGATTGGACATTGGATTACAGTTATGCAATCGGAAGAGATTATGGCAATAGTTATTGTAATTTGGGATTCTATGTCAATGAAAGAAAATGTGTTGAGGTGATTGGAAATATTTTCGACAATCCAGAATTATTACAGGAGGTACCGGAATGATAAATCTTAAAGAAAATGAACTGTATCAAGAAATTGAAATATTCCTGAATGATAAAAAAATAGGAGAGGCAGAAGTAGACCTAAAAGGAAAAATGCTTTCTCGTTTGAGCATTTTTCCGCCATATCAAAATAAAGGATATGGAACACAAATTGTAAAAATGCTAAATGAAAAATACGGTTGTAATGTGTTATGGGTAGATGCTGATAATAAAAGAGCTATACATACCTACCAAAAGAACGGGTATGAAATCGCAGAACCAACAATGTTTTTGATGAAAAGAGGTAGGAGAAAATGAGCAAATCAGTATTAGTTATGGATACGCCAAAATATTGTGCTTTATGCGTTTTACGCAGTGGAGTGCATCACCCGTTCTGTAGGGTAAACAATAGAGATATTACAGATTTGAGTATTAGACCTGATTGGTGTCCGCTTATGGACTTGCCAGAGAAAGATAAGGAGGAAGAAAATGAGTAAATCAGTATTAGTGATAGATACGCCAGAAAATTGTTATGGCTGCCCGTTCGGAACTGAATATTGTGGAAATCTTGAATATGAGGGATGCTGTGAATTAGCTGAGTGTTTAGATGGTGAAATGAGGCTCATAGAGGAAAAGCATTATGATTACGAAAATGAATCAAGACCTGATTGGTGTCCGCTGAAGCTATTGCCGGAGAAAATGAAAGTAACTGGGCTTTATAACGGCGAGTATTTCAAAGCAGGAGGCAAACCGCCGAGCTATAAGATTGGCTGGAACGCTTGTATTGATGCAATTACAGGAGGAGATTATGATGATTGATTTAACAGGGAAAAGCGTATTTGTAAAGACGCAGGAAGAATATGAAAATATTCTTAACATTGCAAGGTTACAAGGTTTTGATAAATGGTCTGATAAAGTCAGTTTGTCGTATAGGAATATCGAACTGCCAAATATGTTGATTTTTAAGGATAATGGAACAGTTGCTTATTGGAGTGATAAAGGAGTGTTTGAAGCATCCGAAATTATCGAAGATGAAAAAGAAATCAAGGATGCAGTAAACCTTGTCAGAACATTTGCTAAATGCCCAGACACAGCAGCATTGACGGACTCATTTATTAAGTCCTTGGAATTACTCGCAAATATTGTAGAAAGTCAGATGAAAGAGGTGAAATAGATGGAGAGATTAACACTTGATGAAGCTATTAAACATGCAAAAGAAGTAGCAGATATGAATTATAATGACGCAGAAAAATTTGACTCAAATGATTCTGTAGAAAATTATATGAAGGATAATTGTATGAAATGCGCAGAACAGCACGAACAACTTGTAGAGTGGTTGGAAGAATTAAAGTCTTACAAAGTTTTAGAAGACCAGGGCTTGCTTGTGAGATTGCCGTGCAAGGTTGGAGACACGGTTTATAGAGTGAATGCCGGAGCCAAGCAACCGATTATTCCGATGACTGTTTCAGAAATTCATTTTCTCTGTTACAAAAATGAACGTGCTGTAAGGTTTGACGCAATAGGCAAAGAAGATATGGGAGAAAGTTGCTACCGTTTAGAAGATATTGGAAGAATAGTATTTCTCACACGTGAGGAAGCTGAGAAGAAGTTGGAGGAACTCAAGAATGAAATTTAAAGAATTTGAAAATTGGTGTAATGAAAGAGCCTGTGATGGATGTTGGGGAATGCTGACAGCTATGGCGTGTATTGATTTAATAGGTGAAGTTAAAAAAGTTCCGTTTTGGAAAAGAGAGAAATTTTGGAAAGAAAATTATGAGCAACAGGCATTGGAAGAGATTATTAATCCGATAGAGAAGAAGTTGGAGGAGATGCAGAATGGCTGAATATGTTAAAAAGTCAGATATAATAAAAATCATGGAAAATAATTCTCACATGATAGAGGTATTTGGAGTTAAGAAGAAAATGATTGACGGATTCGCAATGTGTTGTGATTTCGCAGATCTGGAAACTGTTGATATTGATGAGAACGAATGGGAGGATTAATATGAAGCCAGAAGAAGCAATTGAATTCTTACAGGAACGTATTGATTTAATCAATCAGGGCTGGTCGGACATGGCAGACCTTGTGAAATATCGTGCAGCGTTAGAAATTGCAGTTAAAGCGGTAAGAAAGCAGATTCCAATGAAACCAAATAACATGAAAACTATTTTTGATTTTTCAGGTAAATATTATACGACAAAAGGTGATTGTCCAGCTTGTAATAGTGAGGGACTTTATAAAGCGGATTTTTATTGTAATAGGTGCGGACAGAAACTGGATTGGAGTGAAGAAAAATGATAGAAATAATATATAAACTGATAATATGCCACTTGATCGGAGATTATGTTCTTCAAAGCGATTTTATCGCAAAAACTAAAGGAGAAAACTGGTATCACTTACTGGTTCATTGCCTTCTTTATTCAGTTCCTTTTTACATAGTGTTCGGGTACTCATGGAAACTTGCCTTTGTAATGACTATGCATATAGTAATTGACCCTTTAAAGGCACGATACAACAAGATAAGTTACATGGCAGACCAAATTATACATTATGCGACACTTTTAGTTTATTTATTCTAAAAAAAGGCAGGAATTATGATAGATAAAACATGCAACAGCTGCATTAACAATGATAGTGCATGGAGGTGGAAATTATACTAATGGCTAAAGTAAGTTGGATTAAAATTGAAACAGAGATGTTCAATAACAGCAAAATTGGACACATCAGAAACTTGCCGGAAGGAAACAATATTGTTCTGATCTGGGTGATGCTTCTTACAATGGCTGGCAGATGCAATGCGAACGGGCTTATCTTTTTAACCGAGAATATTCCGTATAATGAAAAAATGCTTGCTGATGAATTAAGATTTGATGAAAGCGTTGTACGGCTTGCACTATCAGTTCTTGAAAAATTCGGAATGATTACACGAGATGGAAATTTACTTACAATTCCAGGCTGGGAAGAGCATCAGAATATCGAAGGTATGGATAAAATTAGGGAACAGAACCGTATCAGAAAACAAAAACAGAGAGAAAGGCAGAGAAATATGATTGAGCAAGATATGTCACGTGACGCGTCACGTGATGTCACGCAACAGAGTAAGAATAAGAAAGAAGATATAGATAAAGATAAAGAGAAAGATAATAAATTAATAGTATCTAAAGATACTATATGTCAGACTGATGTCCGACGCGTCATCGAGGAATGGAACAAATTACAGGAAGTTGGCATCAATCCGATACGTGATATCAAACCATCATCAAAAAGATATCAGTTACTCAAAGGGCGAATCCGCGAATACGGAATTGATGAAGTCCTTAATGCAATCAACAACGTCCGCGACAGTGATTTTCTTCGAGGAGAGAATAACAGAGGATGGATGATAACATTTGACTGGTTTGTTAAACCGAATAATTTTCTTAAGACGTTGGAAGGAAACTACAACAAGGAGGGACAGCATGGAACCACTAGAACAGCTCAAAGACATGTCAAACCGCTTATCCCATTTGAACAATGCGGAGGAAGCAAAATCTCAGACACTCCATTTGCAGACTGATTGTCCTGATTGTGGCGGTTCTGGTTGGATATGGTCAAGGGACGATAATGGCATTCCATATTGTGAAGAATGCCATTGCGGAATCAGAAAGAAGATGATCTTGCAGAACCAGCTGCAATTTGCTGAAATGCCGGATATGTACAAGGAATGCAGATTTTCAAATATGAAAAGCAGCGTGTATCAACTTCCAGAAAGTAAGGAAATATTCATACAGGCGGCAAAAGCTGTTAAATATTGGATCGAAAATATCCAACAGATGCAGAAACAGGGAATTGGGCTGTACATATATTCAAATACTAAAGGTTCTGGAAAGACAAGACTTGTATGTAGCATGGCAAATGAGATGATAGAAAAGCATCAGAAATCGGTAAAATTCACAACATCCCTAAAAATTCTTGATGAGATAAAGTCAACATGGGGAGAACGAGGAAAAAACGCAGAGAATAAGCTGATTAGTGATTTGACTTATGCGGATATTTTGATTATTGACGATTTTGGTGCGGAATCTGGGAAAGATTGGATTAATGAAAAATTCTATGGAATCATCAATGGTCGGTATGTGGACAAGAAAATCACAATTTTCACCAGTAATTATCCTATTTCCCGATTGAAATATGATGACCGCATTACGAACAGAATTTTAGAGCGATCATTGGAAATCCCTTTTCCTGAAGAATCAGTCAGGGAACACATAGCGGATGCAATGAAACAGGAACTTATCAAAAAGATTCAAGGCGGTGAAAATGGAAAACAAGCGTAAACCGTGGAGAAAATTAACACCACAAGAAATTCAGAATTTGACTAATCGTCAATGCACAGACTGCAAGTTCTATCCGAAATCAAACGGCACATCAGGGAAAATGCAACCGTGCGATTATATTTTTATGGTCGGTCATAGTCGAGGATGCGACCCAAGAGATTGCGTAAAAGAAGGCAAATTTGAATATGCAGCAACAAAGAAAAGGAGAAAAGTATGGAGGGCAAAGACGAAGAGTTAGATATCACGCCAGAACTTGTACTTATATGTAGGAAAGTAATACGACAATACGCAAAGCAAATTGGTAGGCATGATTGCCACAAATGCATCATATATACAGAATGCGAGCATGACTTTGCCAGATGCCCGGAATTATGGAAGGACATCAGCCTATGAGAAGAATCAGCGAAATGTACAAACGTTCGGGCGGTACGAACTATGAACATCAATGCTTTGAATGCGCGATGTTTAAAAACGTTAAAAGATGCAAATGCTTAAATTACGAACTGGATGCTGACTGGAATCCAAATTGGACAGCCTGCAAATTTTTTACAAAAGATGAAATAGAAGAAATACAAGGACAGATGAATATTTTTGATTTTGTGAATTAGGAGGGATGGCATGTGGCCGATAAGATAGTCATGCTGATTATAAATAAGAGATTATATGATGAAGGTATAATAAGTCGAGAAGTATATACAAAAATTATCACGCAAATAAATAAATGTTAAAAAGCATTGAGCGAAATCATTGTATGGAGTATAATATAAATGGTTTCGCTCCTTTTTGAAGGAGAATCGAAATGAACATATACCATACAAGAGAAAGGCTAAGAACCCGTTCTATTTATGATTTGAATTTACGAGTTGCTTTTTACGCTCGTGTAAGTACAGATTCCGAAGATCAGCAGGTATCCATTGAACACCAAACCCAGTATTATAAAGAATTCATTAAAAGCAATAGAAACTGGAAGTTTGCTAAAGGATATATTGATAATGGCATATCTGGCATACAAACCAAACATCGTGAGCAGTTCAAAGAAATGCTTGAAGATGCAAAGAACGGGAAATTTGATATGCTTATCACAAAAGAGATCACGCGTTTTGCCAGAAATACACTTGACAGTATCCAGTATACCAGGCAAATGCTTTCTTGGGGTGTATGCGTGTGGTTTCAGAATGACAACATCAACACCATTGATGAAGACAGTGAACTTCGATTGACAATCATGGCTGGCGTCGCACAGGATGAAGTCCGAAAGCTTTCTAACCGTGTTAAATTTGGACACAAGCAATCTATTAAAAACGGGGTTGTCCTTGGGAACTCTAGGATTTACGGGTACGACAAAAAAGACGGAAAACTCACGATAAATGAATCTGAAGCTCAAATGGTTAGAATGATTTTTGAAGACTATGCATCCGGCGAATGGACAACGCCTCAATTAGAAAAAAAATTATACAACATGGGCTATCGCAATTACAAAGGCGGTAAAATCGACAGGAATGTTATTCGCCACATTATAAGAAACCCAAAGTATAAAGGATATTATGCCGGTGGTAAAGTTAAGATTGTTGATATGTTCACCAAAAAGCAGGAGTTTCTTCCAGAATCAGAATGGGTGATGTTTAAAGATGACGGAAGCCATGTTCCACAAATCGTTGACGAAGAAGTGTGGAAAAAAGCAAACGAATATATTGATGCACGTGGCGAGATTGTAAAAACCCGTAGAACATCTATCAAAAAGAGTGAAAATGTGTTTACAGGGATGCTTATTTGCGGAAATGACGGCGCATCATATTGGCTTAAACAAAGAACACTTCGAGGAAAAGAAGATGTTAAATGGGTTTGCAGTAAGAAAATAAAAGAAGGTGCTGCAAGCTGTGATTCTTTTTACATCGATGACGGAGAACTTCGAGAAGTTATTGCGAAATTAATTCGTGAATCTTCTGGTGATATTGAACAAATTGCCGAAAAGTTCATTAAAATATATCATTCATCCATGAACCAGGCAGACGCATCAACTGAAATTAAAAGACTCGAAAAGCAAATAAATGTCGCTGAACGAAAAAGTGATAAGCTGCTGGAATACAATCTGGACGGAGCTATTAGTGATACTGTATTCATTGAAAAGAGCCAAAAACTAGAAGCTCAAATTGAAGAATACAAGAAGCAAATTGAAAAACTGTCAACCATACAGGATGATATTGTTCCGATAGAAAACCAAATCAGAGCAATTGCACATTCCGTAAAACAGCTTGATGGAATCGGCCCGGACGACATAACCAAGACAGTTGTAGACAGTTTTTTGAAAAAAATAGTTGTTAATCCAATAGGCGAAAAAGAAGCAAAGCTGGTATTTTATTTGAAAGATGGAATTACGACAGAAATGTCATTTGTTAGTGGAAAAAGTATGCGTTGTTCGGTGAACTTATTTAACCCCATATTCACGGAACGAAGCACTACATTTTACAGAGCTTTACGCAGCTTTCCGGGACACAAAGAGCCCGTAAAATACACATATTTCTTTGCTTTTTGATTAATTACTAAAGAGTAAATTTTAAGGAGCGAAACCGCAGTAATAATGATTGAGGAACGAAGCATGAAAGTATTAGGAGATAGTCATACCGCATATGATGTAATGAGAGAATACATGATTATAGGAGCAGAACTGGACGGAAAATATCAGATACCGATGTTAGATAGATACACAGGACATCCGGGAGAAGATACGATTGATTTCAAGGATAGTTTCAGCTTGAAGATTAAGAATCACCGCAAGCTGACAGTGAATTTCTATATCCACGACTACGAATTTGAAAAAATTTGGAATAATCCAGACAGATACTTGGAACATTTAAAATGTTTCCATAGCGTGATAGGCCCTGACTTTTCTATGGCAGTGGGAGAGAATGGAATGCCATTTGCAATGAATATCTATCAGAAGTACCGTAATCATGCATTGTCTCATTATCTCAGCATGAACGGAATTAAAGTTATTCCGAACGTAAGCATACCGCCAGAGTATTGCTATGAATGGGCTTTTGATGGTGTGCCAAAAAGAAGCACCGTAGCATGTTGCACCAATGGAAGAATTAAATCCAGAGCATCCAGAGAAGAATTCTGTATAGGCTTTAAAGAAATGGAAAGGCGCATAGAGCCACTGCGAGTTATCGTTGTAGGGAAAATACCACCTGAACTCAATACGGACGTGGACATCATCAATTTCAAGACCAGAAGTCAGAAGATCAAGGATAAGGAGGGAAAATATGGGGTATAGTACTGGAAACTCATTGAGAAAGAAATCGAAGACCAAAAAACAGGAAGAACGAGAACAGAGGATGAAAAGTGGAACCGCAATAAAGAAGAAAAGAAGCACTGGTAAAGTAGATCATCTAAATAAATTGAAATAATTTTACATTTTACACAGTCCCAAAATAGATGTTATAAAAATATTTGTACAAAATTACAAATAAATAAAAATTATAAAACGACCCGTATCCATGGAAAAATGATTTTTTTCGTTCAAAATCCATGCTTCGGGTCTTTTTGAATGTCTGTGAAAATTAGCACTCGTCAGGCTTCATAGTAAAGTGATGATGCATCAAGGAATATAAGCATAGGCTTATTAATATACCCGCGGCAAAATATGCCGCCATCCGATGCACACGATCATACTAGAAACATTGTAATTAATTGCGTAATTGCGTCTGAAATCAATTTGAATGGCATAAGCCTATACTTTATCGGGCAACGATATAAAACGGATTAAAAGTCAAAATACAACGTTAAAACATTATAAAGCAGTAAAACGGGATACAATATAATAAGCCAATGCTATTATAAAACTCGTAAATATGCCTAGAATCAATTCAATAATTACAGTTGATAAAATACACATGTAAGCATATAAGTGGCTGTAAAACGTCAAATAAGCGCTTACAAGGATAGCGAAACCGACAACAGCTGCATAAACTGGACAGAATCTAAGTCGGCAGTTATCCCATTGACATATATAACCATAATACGCCCTTTATATTTTGCCGTCAATCCTTTTGGTTGATTGCATAAAACTGCCTAGAAACGATTTTACAGCCGTATGCGGTAAAATGTGCTACAAGCCAGTTAAAAGCTGTTAAAAGCCGTATAAAAGGCACTACAGCAGGAAGCCCGGCACAGGTCACGAATCAACGTCGCCCGGAGTGGATGCAGGGCACGAGAAAAAGAGCAGTGCTTTACCGCTCTAAATAGTTTATATGTGCGACCCGGGGCAAGCCCTGAAAGAACTCAGAAAAACCGCCGTCAGTGATATTATATTGACGGTCAGATGTCGGAATGATGCTTCCGTTCTTAATCTCCATGCAAGAAAGTTGCAAATGATCTGCTTTTTTTGGTGATCTATGCAGCGCGTACCGCATCACGGACACCGCCCCAGACTGACACCGCACCGGCGGCAAGTCGTACCAGATTAGCGGCACAGAACCGGAAGCGACCGCAAGAAAAACCTTTGCCGCTTCCTGGCGTGCGGTATCCTCTATTTTTTCGACTTCTGAAAAATCACCGCTTTTTATAGCGGTGATGGTTTGTTTTTGCGTAGCTTTTCTGATTTCGATTATTTTTTCGCTCATTAGCAGAACACCTCCCCGAACATATACGAACCGTTGTTTTTAAAACATTTGTTCCAGGTTGCAACAACTTCTTCAGCTTCTTTCCTGGATCCGCAAAGGTTCGCTGCTGTGATGCCTTTTATTTCAAGCTTTGAAAGCAAGTTATCACTTTCAGAAACCTTGACGGCGTAAGCATAGTTTTTTCCATTCTCTGTCACCTGTACAGCGATATAACTTATTTTCTTTTTCATATCTTTTCTTTCTTCCCTGTACCCATGGGAGCCGGGTGTTAAAATAAAAGGCGTTGCCGGGAATCGAACCCGACGGAAACCATTACGCCTAATTTAAACAAGCATTTATTTTCTTTTCCAGATGTGGGAACGCTTCGCAAATTTCTTGTACACTGTCGGCGTAGTAGTCACCTACGATTTTTCCGAAAATGCGAAGATTTCCAGAATAAAAACAACCCAAATCATTGAACCAGATATCAAGCCCGGTCACCTGCTCTTTTTTGTCGTTGTACCACATATCGATTTTAATCATGTTTTCTTATCCTCCTTAATTTTTGTTAAAAGACCGCCGGGGAAATGCTCCCCGGTACGCTTGCCGGTCTGTTAATCACGGATATACGACCAAGCATTTACTTTTGTTGTTCCATACCTTTTTAAATATGTATCAATTCGTTTTTCAAATGCTTTTCTGACTTCTTTAAAACCGCCAATAATTTTCTGGATATCGTCCGCGCCAAGCTTTTTTATATCCTTGCAATTAATCCAACGCATCGGGGTAAATTCTGGATTATATCCGGTTTTCACAACCGTAAAAGCCTTTAATTTGCTGTCGTCTGGCTGCCCTGTATAATGAGTGTATGTATAACACTCGTATTCATAACCGTTCAAACATTTTTCGAGATCCTCTATATTAGAATCAATCTTTTTTAGATTTTGGCCTTTAAAATATTGCTCACTTTTTTTGGCTAATGCTACCATGCTTTCAGCGGCTTCCATTTCTTCGTCGGTGCAAGTACCATAAGAACCAGCACCAAAACAAAAGTCCTTTTCAATAGATGGTTTTTCAATATCTGTAATATCTCCATTTGAAAATTGAACCACATAAGCACATTTTTTCTTTGCAAAATTTTGCATGCGCTCATCTTCCCAGACCTCTGTTTTAATAATATTCATGTACATTTCTTTTAATTCTTTCTGCGTCATAGCTTTCTTACCTCTCTTTTTCTTTTTTTGAAGTCCGACGGTTGCGTTGGGGCTACGGCTTTACCGCCGCCGGAAAAATTTAATATTTAGATGGTTTTTCATACCGAATGATTGCTGCCTGTTCGCCGGTAGACTTCAGAACACCGTACCCGTTGAACATCGGACCGTTAAGTCCTAGTAAAAGTGGTTGCCCTTGCAGTTCGTCCCGGTGCGCCGGGTTTTCGTTGTACCCGTAAATAAGCGAGTTGAACTGCTCGGCGGTTTTAATTTCTGATGGGAGATCATATACAACTGTTTTGCCTAAAATTTTTCCTGTTATCATTGATTTTTCTCCTTTTCGGTTTTAAGTTTTTTGTTCTCTGTTGATGGTTATATATTATCACTAAAATTAGAGAATGTCAATATATAAATCACAAAAAATAGAGAAAATATTTCTTGACAATCAGAAACGAAAAAGTTACATTATATATATAAGAAATGAACAGGAGGGATACAAATGTTAGAATATAAAATCAATGTTATAGAAGAACTTGCAAAAATCGGTGTAAACACCACAAAAGCAAAGAATACAGGACTTTTCGGACAAGCAACAATGCAAAAATTTAAAAAAGGAGATACAACAATCTCTTTGGATAATCTTAATAGACTTTGTGCAGTTCTGGAAATGCAACCAAGAGACATTATAAAATATGTAGAAACTGATAGCGATAGAGAAAAAATAATCTCTAAAATAAGTGAAAAAAATATTGACATTCACTAAAATTAGAGATATAATTGTAGCTGTAAGGAAACAAAAACCTTATAGGCTATAGAAAGGAGAAAATATGGAAGATATGAAAGAATTTGTAGCATATGCAAGAAAACTTTTAAGAGTCATTAACAAGATCGAAAAATATCTTGAAAATGGCGAATCCGAAAAAGCTCTTGAGTTGGTCAGAGAGTTAAAAGAGGACACACAAAAAGACATCGAAGCATAACGGAAACGGGGCGAGCAATCGCCCCAAACAATAAAGGGAGGGCAAAAAATGAAATATTATGTAATCGAAAACCGCAATGTAGGGCTACATGGGGCGCCAAGTTTTGTAAAAACTGTATTATTCAGCGGAACAGAAAAAGAATGCGCTGAATTTGAGGCAGAAAAAAGAAAAGAGTATACGGATCGGACTATTGTTGATTGTTATACTATTTCTGAACAAAAAATTGAAGAAGCGAAAAAGTTTAATGAATTTTGGAATTCATTAACACCGGCAGAAAAAAAGGAAACGATTGCAGTAAATGGGAAAACTTATTTCAAAAAAGCTTACGAGTATCACAATAAATAATAATAAGCCCTTTGGCAAATTCCAAGGGGCTTATATCATGCTTTTTGTGGCGGCTTTTAGGACAGGTACAGAACTGCCGCCGAAGTCCTGACATAATTATTCATAGCACAATATCGTCAAAAAGTCAACGACAATTTTTTGCTTGACTTTTTGAAATCATTCTGTTATGTTCGATATAACGAAGCCGACGGAACTCAGGAAGGGGCAGGGCTGACAAAGCGGAATCGTAACTAAATATGAAAAAAATATAGCCAGATCACACCGGAACAGATGCCGGAAGACACGATAGATCGGAAGAG